CGTCACCGTCACCTACACCATCTCGACCGGCGAGACCGTGACGCTGCCGCTCGCCGAGTACCGGGTGGATCGCGACGCCACGCCGGGGCGGATCCGCACGCTCTACAACGGTTCCTGGCCCTCGCACCTCTTGGACACCAACTCCGTCACGGTCACGTGGTGGGCGGGCTATGGCTCGTCGGCCGACGTTCCGCAGCGGGTGAAGTCGGCCATGCTGATGACGATCCTGGCCCTCTACGACGGCCGTGGGGATGCCCAGTTGCCGCCAGGGGCGAAGGCTCTACTGGACACCGTGTCGTGGGGGTCTTACACGTGATCAACGCCGGGCAGATGCGCGAGCGGGTGACGGCCCAGGTCGCCACGCAGACCACCAACACGCTCGGCGAGCCGATCCCCACGTGGAGCGAGTTCGCGACCGTGTGGGCCAGCGTCGAAGGCGTGACGGCTCGCGAGTTGCTCCTGGCTGGGCAGCAGCAGACGGAGATTTCGCACCGCGTGCGGATGCGGTATCTGCCCGGACTGACCGGCCAGATGCGGCTCCTGTGGCGGGGGCGCACGCTTGAGATTATGTCGATTCTGGAGCACGACAACCGCAGCGTTCACGAGTTGATCTGTCAGGAGACGAGCTGATGGCCGTTGCCGGTGCCAAGATCAGCGTTGGGTTTCCCGAGCTAGAGAAACTCCGCGCCGGAATCCGCAATCTGGGCGACAAGGCCGCCGCGGCCAAACTCCTCGGCGATGCACTCTATAAGGCCGTCTACCCGGCGTTTCTCCGGCTGGGCGAGGTGACGCCTATCGGCCCAACGCGTAATCTGCGCGAGGCGACGGACCTCAAGGTAGTGACCTATGCTCGCAGCGGGGCGGCGGTCGCGCTATTCGGGTATCGCCGGGCTGGTGATGCGCCGAAGCAAAGCGCACAGGGCGGAACGATCCAGGCCGGTCCAGACCGGGCGTTCCATCAGTGGTGGTTGGAGTTCGGGACCAAGCAGCGTGTGATTTCTGAACCGACGCCGCCGAAGCGGTATTTCCGCAGTTCCTACGTGAAGGGCGGATTCCTGCGAAAGGCCCACACGCGGATCCGCAACGGGAAGCCGGTGACCGTCCGCGCCCACCCCGTGACTGCTCACGCGGTGAGTGCCCACAACGTGACGGAACTGCGGCCCTCCTACTTCGCGAGCAGCTTCAACGAACTGGGGCCGTTTGAAATCCAGAAGGTGCGGGGCGACCGCAAGAAGTTCACGACCAACCCGCCGACCCCGAAAGCGTTCTTCAAGCGGTCTTCGACCCCGATCATCCTGCCCGCTGTGCAGCCCGGCGGGCGGGCTGGGCTGCCGCCGGTCCAGACGGCATGGAACCAGACCAAGGGGCTGGTGGCGGAGCGGCTGCAATCGGAGTTGCGGATTTCGCTGGAGGCGGCGGTCAAGACGCTCGTCTTCCGTGGGTCCGGGTCGATCACCGGCGCGCTGACGAGTGCCGGGGGCTGACGCTGCAAGCATTACGGCCCGATCCGTCATGCTGCGGGTATGTCGTTCAAAAGCCCCGAGGTCGTGATCCGCAACGCCCTGGTGGCAAACACGGCCGTCGCGGCCGTCGTGGGCACCCGGGTGTTTCCGGTGCTCGCCCCCGCCAGTGCGGACATCCCGTTCCTCACCTACCGCCGCAGCGGCGTCCAGCGTCAGCACACGCTTTCCGGCCCGATGGGGATGCCGACCGTCATTCTGTCGCTCGATATGTACGCCGAGACCTACGAGGCAGTAAGGGAACTCGCCGACAAGTGCCGGGTGTGTCTGGATGGGTACGGCACCGCTCAGTCAGACTCAATCGTAGTGAACAACGTCTCGCTCGATAACGAGTCGGACGGGTTCGTGCAGCTAGCCGGTGGCGACACGCCGCCCGTGTATTCGGTGTCGCAAACGTACTCGATCATCTGGAAGGAGATTTAGGAATGTCAGCCACCCCGCATGACGGAACCGGAACGTCGCTTCGCCTGGGCGCGAACCTCTACACGGTCACGAACATCGTCATTTCGTACACCGACCCGAATGCCGACCAAGAGAAGATCGACGTTGCGCACTTGGGTCTGACCACTGGTGCCCAGCTTGCGACCATCGACCGCCCGCTCAAGGGCAGCGTCAGCGACACGGGGCGCTCCGTGCAGTTTGACTACCTCGGCCGCGACATCATCTCGGACGGCGCGACCGGCACGTGCACCATCATTACTGGCGGCGTGAATCTGTTGAGCGGCGTGGCCTACACGGTCAACGCCTCGACGCTGACGCTGGCGACGAACGACGCGATCCGCGGTCAGGCTACGGTCCGCATTGCACGCTAGTCGTCTGACGGAGGCCCGTCATGGCGAACGTATGCACGGGTGTCAGCGTCACGTGGAGCGGACAGACTCTCGGTGAGGTTACCGAGATCGACACTCGCGTGGGCGGCAGCCTGCCGCTCGCGCGGGCGAGCACGTGGTCGCTTGACGCGGGCACTATATCTCTGAAGTGCCTGTCTACTGCCGCGATTGCAGTCTCCGAGTACGGGAAGAAAGCCACGCTGTCGATTCAGGGCGGCGGCCTGACCTACTCGACTAAGGCGATTTGCGAATCGCTGCAGATGGCTGGCAAGGTGAACGATGTCGCGCGTTACGCGGCCACCTTCCGCATCGCAATGGAGTGAAACAAATGAGCCTTTCCGCAGATCAGATCCTCGCCGCCGACGACGCCTCCCTCCTTGAAGTGAAGGTCAAGGAGTGGGGCGGATCGGTGTTTATCCGCGTGATGACCGTTGCCGAGCGTGACGCCTACGAACGCATGTGGATCGGCAAGCGCGAAACGGGCATCGAGAACTTCCGCACGGAGTATCTCCAGCGGGTGCTCTGTGACGAGAAGGGCAACCTCCTCTTCACGCGCGAGCAGATCGAGAAGCTCGGGAAGAAGTCGGCGGCCGTGATGACGCGGCTCTTCGACCGTGCGATGAGGCACAACGCGATGTCGGAGGGCGATGTGGAGGAGTTGGGAAAAGGCTGAACGTGTCCGAGACGCGAAGGTTCGCCTTCGCGCTCGCCGGGCACCTGAAGATGACGGTGGCGGAGTTGATGGCTCGGATGTCGAGTCGCGAGTTCACGGAATGGAAGGCTTACACGCGGTTCTTTGAGGCGATCCCCGATTCCTGGGCGGAGACGGGCCTTGTCGTGTCGGCGGTGCTCGCACCGCACTGTGCGAAAGGCAAGACTCCACCAGCGTCGGACTTCAACCCCATCGAAAAACCGCCGCAGCATCCGGCCCAGGCTCGCGACGTGATTTTAGACCTCAAAAAAGCGCTCGGGGTTGAGTAAGTGTCAACGATTCTCGGACTCGCGTTGAAGGTGACGGGCGATGCCTCATCGCTCGCGAAGTCGCTTGATCCCGTTGACAAGGCGCTGCAGAGGATCGGTGCGCAGGCGGAGCGGGCCACGGCCGTCTTCGCCCCGTTCACTGCGGCGTCGGCTGCCGCGGCCCGGGCGCAGGAGGAGTTTGCGGAACGCTTTGGCAATCTGGCCAAGCAACTGCAAGACGACATCATAGGTCCGCAGGAGTTCGCGGCGGCGTTTGCCCAACTAAAAGAAGAGGCGGAGCAGGCCGCCGATGTCTTTGAGCGTGGCATCCGCACCACGGCGCAGTACGCCACGGAGCAACAAGCCGCCGCGGGCAAAATCGCCAAACTGGTTGAGGAGTTGCGGGCCGGTGCCATCGAGGGGCCGACGTTTGAGCGAGCCCTGGCCTCGCTCGCGGGCGTTGACCTGTCATCGTCGGAGGACGCCGCGAGGTTCATTCGCCTGCTGGCCGAGAACGCCCGCGACGGAACGCTCGACATTGAGCGAGCCGCGGCGTCGCTCACGCAGTTGTCGGAGGCCAACGCTGTCGCCAGTGCGTCGCAGGCTTCACTCGCCAACACGAGCCGTCAGGCCAATCTACAACTATCTGAGTTGAGCGGGCTTCTGTCGCTGCTCCCCGGGAACCTAGGGGCCGTCGCGGGACGCGTGTCGGCCCTATCCGGGGCCGTTCAAGGCTTTGAGAAGCTCGCGGCCGGTGGCCTGAATCGTTCAGTGGAGACGCTGGGCAGTTCGTTTGGAGCCCTCGCCACGCCCGTCGGCCTGGGCGTGGCCGCCATCGCTGGCTTTGGTGCCGCTGCGGCTTCGATCATCGCCGGGCTGCGGGATCTCGAAGGCCGCGTCGAGTCGCTCGGGTTTGCCGCCCAGCAGGCCGGGACAGACTTCCAGACGATTCAGGTGTTGGACGAGGCAGCCCGCCGCACAGGCACGTCGGTCGATGCCTTGGCGAGCGGCGTCCAGAAGTTCGCCGTCACGATTGACAAGGCCCGGTCGGGGTCCGGCGAGGCCGCCGCGGCGTTCCGCGAACTGGGTATCTCGCAGGAATCCCTGGCGAACAGCACCCCGGTGCAACTCGCAGAGCAGACGGCCGAGGCTCTTGCGAAGATCGAAGACCCGGCACGGCGGTCGGCTTTGCAAGTCGATTTGCTGGGCAAGTCTGGCGAGACGCTGCGGCGTGGCTTCAGTGCGTTTACGGAAGCCGAGGATGCGATCGCTCGATTCGGCGCGACGCTTAGTAGCGCCGACTTCGACTTGATCGCAACGCTCGGGTCAGCGTTTGACGATTTGCAGACTTCGCTTGCCGGTCTATCGCTGACCACGCTCAAGCCGTTTATCGACGCGGTGGCGAGCGGCACAAGCGCACTTGCCGAGTTCTTCGGCACGGCATCCAGAGTCTTCGGCGGCCTCCTCCGGGTTGCCCAGCCTTTCATCGACGGTTTTGCCGACGGGATGAAGATCGTCGGGTTTGCGTTTGAGCAAATCAACAACGGCATCGACTTTGTGTTCGGCACCGCAGAGAAAACGACGGAAGCCGTCGGCAAGGTGCGGCGCGAGGCGGAGAAGCCGCTGGAGCGTGGCTTCGCCAGAGACTTTGACCAAGCGATGAAGTCGGTCAACGAACAGCTCTCGCGCGCCTCGCTTGAGGCAGAGCGGTTCGGCGTGGCCGGTGCCCGTGCGTTCGCCGAGTACGACCGAGTGGTCGAAGGGCTGCGGGAGCGGTTCAATAAGCGAATCATTGATGAGGCAGCGTTCTCAAAGTCGATTGAGCGGGCCAACGAGCAATATCGCCAGCAGATCGACGTTGCGCGCCGCGCGGCCGAGGAAGTCAGCCGCAAGGTGCAGGCCGACCGCGACGCATCCGACGCACTCATCGAGCAGCAGCGGATTCAGCAGAACTTCGACGGCGACACCCAGCGGGCCGAGGCTGCTCAGAATGTGCTGCGGCTGGAGCGAGAAATCGCCCGCGTGCGGCAGGAGATTGCAACGGTCAACCCGTTTGGCAACGTCGCCAAGGCTGGCGAAGAGCGGATTCTGCAACTCCAGAAGATCGCCGAGCAACAGCGGGAGATTGCCAACGGCAACGCTGAGATCGCCAATGCGGCGTCGGCTCGCGTTGACGCCTTGCTCAAGGCAACACAGGAGCGGACCGCGCTTGAGCAGCAGATCCTCGACTTTGCCACCGAGCAGGCCCGGCTCGAAGTTGAGATTAACACCGCCATCATTGAACGACGCACCGAAGACGAGGCAGCCGCTCGCGCGAGGCTCGCATCCATTGAAGGGCTACGCACGGCGGCCGAAGATCAGCAGCAGGCTATTGAGCAGGGGTTCGGCGACGGCTTTGGTGCGGCGTTTCAGGAGAGCGATAAGGCCGTTGACGAACTCATCGCGAAGGTGGAGCAGTTCGGCAACGCCGGGGCCGTCGCGGCCAAGCAGTTGGAGGACGGGGTCTCGCGGGCACAAGAGCAGGCCCGGGACGGCATCCTCACCGCCGCTACGTACCAGCGCGAGGTGGCCCGGCAGCAGCAACTATTTGAAGACAACGTGGCCCGGTTGGAGGAACTGAAGCGGCGGGAACAGGAAAACGCGCAACTCGTCTTCCAGGCGAAGATCGACGCGAACAACCGCGTTGACCAAATCCTCGCGGCACAGTTGGACGACCGGCAGCGGGCCGAACTCGAAGCGGTAAAGCAACGCGAGGAGCGCGAGAAGCAGGCCGCCCTCAACGTCCAGGCGATTCGGGATCGGATAAAGACCCAAGAGCAGGCAATCGAGGCGGCCCGCAAGTCTGGCCAACTCGCCGACGCTCGTGCGGGAGTAAACCGCCTCAATCAATTGCGACAGGCGGAGCGTGCCGAGCAGCGCATTGCCGACGGCCGCGTTCAGGCCAACCGCCAGCAGGCCCAGCAGTTGCAGCAGGGCAACACCGCTGCCCAGCAGTTTCAATCGCTCGTCGCCCGCCAGAACGACGCCTTCCTGCAAGGCTTCCAAAACGCCTACGCCGGGGCGAACGCCGCCCTGGCCCAGAGTGCCCGCGTGGCCGAGGAGCAGGCCCGCCGGATGGAGGCGCTGACACGGCCGACGAACGCCACGGCGAACGTCGCTGACATTCGCACCGCCGAAGGGCAGGCGTTGGTGCAGGACGTGGCGGCTCAAGCCCAAGACCCGGCGCTGATTGAGGCCCGGTTGCAGACGCGGCTGCTTAACGCCATCGCATCGGGCATCACGGGTGCCTCGGCCAACTACTTCAACCAGCCCGTGGCGATTGTCGGCGCGGCGAGAATGGGGTGACGATGAGCGTTGTATCGACCAAAGAACTGGCGCAGACGTTCGAGCGCGAGGTGGGCAGGCCCGCCATCGTCAAGCGTCGCTTCGTCTGCGTTCTGGCAGACGGCACGCTGCAAAACGACCCGGCCACGGAACTGGAAATCCTGGCCGCCGTCTTTAACACGACCACGGG